ACCATATCTTTTAATTTGGTGCTTCTGTGACATATAAAAGAACTTTCACGCCTGATTTTCGTGAAATGCTTGACAAGCAAGAAAGCGGCGATTTTCCGCTGATCTTTTTGCGTATTCGGCATTCTTCATTTAGCTATGAAATTCGCGTTGTGAACAACGGCGCGGACATTAAGCTGAATTCGACTGATACAGAACAAGAAACCTTCATCGGTTTTCCGTTTGAAATTTCTATCCTTTCGGACGGTGAGCAATCCCCAAGTGCGCAACTTTCCGTCCAAAACGTTGACCGGCGAATCGGCAAAGCGTTGCTTGATACAGTTGATCCGGCAAGAATCGACATTGAAATTTATTCATCTGCGATGTTTGATGAAAGCGTTACGCCGCACGTTCCGTTTGAAGATGATCCCGCGTTTGAATATAAAGCGCAATACCTTTGGTTGACAGACGTTTCAATTCGCAACGATGTTGTGGGCGGCACTTTGCATGGATGGGATTATTCGCAGGAAAATTATCCGGGTATCAGCGCCACGGAAAGCCGTTGCCCCGGGCTATTCTGGTGAAGTGGGTTGAAAAATATCTTTCCATTCCTTTCAGGGATGGCGGGCGATCAAAAAGAGGTGTTGATTGTTGGGGCCTTGTCAGGCTGGTTTATTCGCAGGAATTGAAGATTGAACTGGCAGAACATGCCGATATTCCGGCCAAGAACCTGATTGCAGTTGCAAGGGCGATTAGCACAGAAAAAGACGGTGAAGAATGGTTTCCTGTTGCGCGTGAAGATTTGAAAGAATTCGACATTGTTGTGATGACTCAATACGGTGGTAAAACCGCTGCGCATGTTGGAATTTATGTCAGTCCGGGCAAAGTCTTGCATTCTGAAACAGGTTGCAATACAGTGCTGATTGACACAACGCACGTCACTGTCAGGGAACGTATAAAATGGCTGCGAAGGCACAAAACACAGTCGTAGCGATTTGGCGCGGGCCTTTTTCAACTGAATTCCCGGCGGAATTTCCTTGGGTTCCCGGGCTTACAATTGCAGAAATTGTTGCGAGTGCGCACTATCTTCCGGCAGACTTCAAGAAGCGCGGTTTGGTTACAATTCAGGGCCATGAAGTGCCCCGTGGTCTTTGGCACCTTGTCAGACCGCAGCCGTCCAAGGTGATCGGCGTTGTTTCTGTGACATTCCAGATGCCTGTTCGTGGTGGTCGCAGAAACGGTATCAAACAGATATTTGCAATTGTCGCGGCCTTTGCACTTACTGCACTGACCCAAGGCATTATTGGCGGCAAGGCATTTCTTGGCCTGAAATTTGCGGCGAATTCTGCGGGTGCCAAACTGTTCGCGGCTGGCGTGTCTGTGGTGGGTGGCCTGATTGTCAATGCGCTTACCTCTGTGCCTGCCTCTGCGTCACAGCAAGCCGCAGCCGAAGCCGCAGGCCCTGCCTCTGTGACAGGCAACACCTTGCAGCCCAATTCGCCCTTTCCTTGCGTGATCGGGACGCGCAAAATCTTTCCGCCGTTCTTAAGTGAGCCGATTGTTGAACTGATTGGGCAGGATGAATATGTAACGGCGCTTCTTGCGCTTGGTGGCCCGCACCAGTTGGAAAATGTTCGCGTGGGTTCTTCGCAGGCGTCTGAATTGGACGATAGCGATATTTTCGTTCAAACCTGGGATGGGTTGCCGGATTCTGTTCCGATTGATTATGAACGTCGATACGGTAAAAGTTTCGCCTTGTCCGTTGAAATGTCAACGCATGGTGCAAAAGCAGATGACGCATACCTTTACGAACCGCCCCTGCCGGTTTATCATTCTATGTCAACCGCAGATGATCCTGATGAAAGCTGGTTGCATTTGTTGATTCCGGCTTTGGTCAAAGACGACATTCCAACGCAAAAGCTGAGAATCCCCTTCCGTATGCGGATGCGGCTGCGTGGTGCGTCAACTTGGCGTGAACTGCCGGAATTGCATTACATGGATTGCACACAGGCACAACGCAGGGTGCAAATCAAGTTCATCTTCGGGAACGATTACACTTCTGATCTTCCGGCACCGCCTGTAACTCGCGGGTGGGTTGAAGCGCGCAAATACAATCCCGCCGCGTCCAATTCGGTTGCGTGGAGCGCGGATTCCTATTTTTCCGCAGGTTCAGGTAATGATTACTTGTCTAGTTCCACAAACACCACAACCAACTTGCGCAACGTGCTGTTGATTGACGACACGGCAATGATTTATCTTGATTCTGCGGAATTTGAACCGGGAATTTACGATATTGAAATCAAGCGCGGCATGGCAATCAGGAATTCAAACTATACTGCTTCCGCATACACGGTAAGCGGTTCGGTTTGGGATTTGTTTTACGAACCTCTTGCGGATTCGTTCCCGCTTTCTCATTCCGGCCTGGTTGATCGTGTCAACTTGGTGCGACTGGTTAACATCAAAAAGAAAAGCCCTGTAAATGAAAAAAATCTTTCTCTGATTTATGTCAGGGCAAGGAACAAACAGGTTGAAGCAATTTCTGTGAACGCTTCCGGTTACGTCAAAGATTATGTTGACGGCGTGGGCTGGACGAATCTTGTAACGTCTAATAACCCGGCAACAAATTTCCGTCATGTATTGACCGGAAGCCTTAACCTTGATCCTTTGCCGGAACCATTGATTGAAGATGAAACGTTGATTGAATGGCGTCAACACTGTATCGACAATGATTTAACGTGTGATTTGATCGTTGAACAAAGCGGAATTCCTGACCTGTTGCGTGTAATTGGTGCTTGCGGGTTTGCATCGGTTACGCAATCCGAAAAATACGGCGTTTTCATTGACAAAGACCGCAGCGCCGAAAGCCCCTGTCAAATTTTCACTTCCAGAACGATTTCAGGGCTTGAAGTTCGCAAGGCATTCCGGCGTTTGCCTTCCGGTCTGCGTCCGAACTTCAAGGATGAAAATTATGACTACGCAGGTCGTCAAATAATTGTCTATCGGGATGACGTAACAGACACGGACGAAAAAACAGAACAAATTGATTACCTTGGAATTGTGAACCGCGAAAAGATCATTCGCAGGGCGCGCATTGACCTGCGGCAAATGATGTTTCGCAGTTCAATTTATTCTTTTCAGACAGACGCGCAGAACCTTGTTTGTCGTCGCGGATCATTGATCGGTCTGAACACAGATATGCTTGTCAAGTATTCTGAAACGGCGCGGGTTCTGGAAGTCTTGCTTAACGTTGACGACGAAATCACAGGTTTTGTTCTGGATCAAACGATAGAGGTTCAGAATAACCCCGGCATGGGTGCAATCACAAGTATGCAGGGTGTCACAAGCATGGGTGCGGTTGGTGCCAAAACCGGAATTGCAGTCAGGAAGAAAACCGGGGATTCCATCACGCTTGAACTTGACACAACAAGCGGTTATACCGATGAAATCACGTTGCTTGATCCTATCACGGCAGACGTTGAAGATTACGTTGCTGGAAACCTTGTTGCATCTGGAACAATCGGCAAAGAATACAGGCGGTTGATTGTCACAGATATTGAACCGCAAAAGAACCTGACTGCAATTATCAATTCGGTTGATGAAGCCCCGCAAATCTGGACGGATATTTAACAATGGCAACTCGCACAACATACAACGGCGCGGACGATCCCGATGGGCCTGACCTGATGGATAATGTCGCAGGGCATATTGGGGTTCTGTATGATTCAATTGCCCTGCGACCTGTGACAATCACGAATTCCGGCAACGATTACACAATTACCGTTGACCCCACGCTTGACGCAGACGTTGTTTCACCAATGGGCTTTTATGTTCGCCCCAATGTGGACAATACCGGCCCCGTCCGAATTCGTGTAACGTCTGCAAATCCCTATTATGACGCGGTGCGGGCAGACGGTTCGGCGTTCGGTTCCGGTTCATTTCTCGCAAGCACAGACTATTTCTTTGTTTTCCTGACTGGCAAATTCGTTTGTCTTTCGGACGATAACCAATCGAACACAACCGCCGATCCTGCGCAGTTCGTGTTCACTTCTTCCGGCACTCTGGATTTGACCCTTTACAAGGAAAATTCCGCAGACGACCGGCTTGTTATGCTTGAAGGATGGGCTGGTGGCGGCGGTGGTGGCGAAGATAGTGGCGGCGGCGGTGGCGGCTATAAATGGCGGTTTGTGCGCATTGCAGATTTGCCGGATATTTTATCGTATACGGTTGGTGCCGGTGGCACAGGCAACGCTTCGGGCAACGGCACGGCAGGCGGCACAACGTCAATCGGCAGCTTCCTGAGTGTGACAGGTGGCGGGCCTGGGCGGAACGAAGTGGCAAACACCCCGGGCGGTGACGGCGGCGGATATGGTGGTGGGTTGGGTGCCTATTATGATGGTTCGGGTGCGGTTCCTGCGCAAAGTAGCACGACAGAAGGCGGCGGTTCAGGTGGCGGCGGCGGTGGCGGCATCGGTGCCGGTGCTATCGACGGTGCAGACGCGCTGAAAGGTGGTGCTGGCGGCGGCGGCTGGTCTGCGGGTGTCGGCGGAATTTCGGACCTTGGCGGCGCGGGTGGTAACGCGGGCGTGGCCGGTTCGGTGCCGGGCGGCGGCGGGGTCGGCGTACCCGGCCCCTGAAACTTGTAGCACCAGTGCACCCCATTCTCGTCGGCGATGTTGCACACGCCGCACCCGGTAGCCCCGCACGCCCACACGCGGGGGGGCGTGCCCTGATTCGTCGGGCATGGTTGCCCCTCGGTGTACAGCGGGCCTTGCGGGCACGGAGCCGCGTCGCAACCGTCAACGCACTGCACTGGCCCCGTCACCTTGATACGCATGGCACCGGGCGGAGGCGTCCCCACGTCGCCTGTGACGAGCCAGCAGTGCCCGTCGATGACGATGGCCATGCCGGGTAGGGCGGGTTTGTTCCCGTCGAAGCAACGGACGTCGGCGCAGATCCACGCCTCACGCGGCTGTTGGCCGCAGAGTTCAGGCGAGCATTCGATGAGTTTGCGGTATGTCGAGCAGTCGCCACAGCACAACGCGCGGCACGCAGCCGTGGCCCTTGCCAGCCTGCGACCGATGCGAACGAGCGTCCGATTTCGGCGGAGCAGTTCCATCGGATCAGAACGGCCCCCCGAAGTCAGCATCGCCGCCCGCGCCGATGTCGTAGTAGGTCGTGACGGTCAGTGTGCCGACCGGGATGATTCGCTTTGCACCCTCGTGGAGCTTGATGAGCGTGGCGACGGGTGCCGTGAGGAAGCCCGGAACGCTGTCCGATCGGATGGTTCCGCCGCCCATGATCGTCGCCTGCGAGATTGCGCCCGAGCTTCGGATGTCCAGTGTCCCGCCGCTGGCCACCTTCGGGTTCGCGGTTCCCGAAGAGATGGCAATGGACGCGGCGTCCTTCATAATCAGCTTTCCGCTGATCGTGCCGGTGGAAATCTTGCGGGCACACTCGACCGTTGCGCCGCTGGAGATGTCGAGTTCCAAGTCACCCGCCGAAGTGGAGTCCGCTTGGATGTTGGCGTTCATCCCGGCAGTGGCAAACGTGGTCATCTCGCAGTCGTCGCCGATGTCCACCTTTCCCGATCGACCGCCGTAGAAGTTCGTACAGACGCCGTTCAGGTAGAGCGTTGCCCCGCCGAGCTTGCGACACCAGACATTCGTGAACGTGCCCGTGAGCTTGAGGTAGGACAGGCGGGAGTTCGAGATGTACAAGTCGGTGGCGTTGATCTGGAGGGCAGCAGCGGCCGTGCCGAGCGACAGTCCGTTGGACGTGCCGCCGAAGTTGTCGAGAATGTGCAGGGCCGTAACCGTAACCAACGACTGGTCAAAGCCAGCGCCGGGCATAAACGCGCACTTGAGTACCGCCGTGTCGGAGTTCGCGGGAACAGTCTGCCCACCCGCGCCGCCGTCCGTGGCGCTCCAGTTTGCCGTCGATCCCCAATCCCAACCAGCCGCCGAGGGCACCGCATATCGAGTTGCCATGTTCGTTTTCCTTTACTGTCCGTAGCCGATGATGATGGGGTCGAATGCTGATCCCGCGATAGTGGTTACTTCGAGGCACGCGAACGCGACGGGGCGCACATAGTCCTCTTCAAGGTGCTTGATGCCGTAGCCCGTGAACGTGATCGCCACGCCGTCGTCGTAGAAGTTCACGCCGTCGTTCGAGTACCGCACTTTGAGCACGGTTGAAGCGACCCAATCGACGCCGGGAAGGTGGACTTGGAATGAGAAATACTGCTTGCCGCGCAGGTCGTAAACGACGCGGGCACCGATCTCCGTGGCGTCCAGCGTGGTCGGAGTTCCGGATGTCTTGATTGGGTCAGGT